CCGCTTTCCGACCAGCACGCTCGGCTACGGCGGGGTTGCGACCGTCCCGAACAAGCAGAACGAGATGATGGAGCGGATCAGCCGCCGTGCTCGTCGCCTCTCCAGCCACGTCAAGAGCGATTTCACGATCCCGTTCGCCATGACTGGTCGCAGCGACTCGATGGAGGCCCTGCTCACTCGGCTCGGGATCATCCCGATCCTCAGCTTTCCGACCGCTACCTCGCTGAGCGCGAACCTCCAGGCGTTCCCCGCCGATCGTCCTGCCGCCACTGAGAAGGTCACGGTCGCTGGCGGAACGGCGGCGCAGGACTTCACTTCTCCGAACCCTGCCGCTGCTGCGGTTGCGTTCACAGCCGGGGGGAACGCGCAGGCCGTCACAGCCACGAGTTCGGTCGACGCAGCCGCAAAGGGCCGCGCGCTCGTCGACATCCTGCCCTAGATGCAGCCGTAGCTCGTTCGCGGCCACTGGCCCCTCAGCCAGCGGATCGAGTAGCCCTCGCGTCTCCAGGCGTTCTCAGCTACCCAGATCTGCTCGTTCGCAGACCAGCGATTCGCAGTCCCGCGTACGGAGAGCAGCCGCGAGGCGTACGTCCGCATGAACCACCAGCCCATTTGCAGCCCGCCGTAGTAGGGGTCGCCGTCGTCGGTCCAGGACGCCTCTTTGTTGTGGATGCAGATCCACATCGAGTGGTGCGGCGCGCGTGGTGAACGCTTGGAGTCCGCCGATGATGGAATTAGCAGGGCAGCACTGATCGCTGCCAGAATGAAGTACCTCACTGGATTGCCCTCCCGTGGGGACTAACGCAGCGGGTACTCCTGAGGCATCTAGCGACGCGATGACGGGTGCCAAGGGCGTGCCCGCTGCTGCGTTGTCGATGTAGGGCACTATCCTACTCGGGATGTCGGTCACTCTCGACCCCCAGGTGATCCGGGAGCGGATCTGGCAGATCCAGGACGACATCAAGGAGGCGCGCGAGACCCCGTCCGGGCTGTTGCGCCACGCGAAGGCGATCGACCCGAAGACCGGCGACGAGTTCTTCTTCCACTTCGACGAGGGCTGGGAGTGGCAGCGCGAGGAACTGGACTCCTTCCCCCTGCAGCAGGTGATCGTCCGCCTGAAGGCTCGCCAGCTGGGCGAGTCCTGGCTCGGGATTGGCTATTGCCTGTGGAAATGCCTGACCCTTCCTGGGACGAGAACGCTGTGCGTCTCGATCAACGAGGTCGAGGCCTCGAAGCTGGTCAACCGTGCCTGGGATCTGTGGGAGTCCCTCCCTGACCACCTCCAGTTCGACGCCAAGGTGATCAAGCCGGTCAAGTATCGCCCCTCGACCAGGATCGAGTGGGAGTTCCCAAACGGCGAGGTCTCACACCTGATCGCCATGCCCTCGACGCCGAAGGCCGGTCACGGCGAGACCGCCGCGGTCGCATTCCTGGACGAATTCGCGCGCCACCAATACGCCGGGGAGTCCTGGAAGGCTTTCATCCCGACGATCGCCGACGGTGGGCAGATCATCGTCGTCTCCACAGCCAACGGCTACGGGAACGAGTTCTACTCGCTGTGGATGTCCGCGGAAGATAGGGGCATTGACGCGCGCTTCCTCGGCGCTGACCTCCACCCGGGTCGTAGCGACGAGTGGTTCAAGCAGATGCGCCTTCGACTGTCCCCCGCGGACATGTCGGAGCAGTACCCACTGAACGCCGCCGAGGCATTCCTGGGCACGTCTGGCTGCTGGTTCGACACGGACGCGCTCGCCTGGTACGCCGAGCGTCTGCGCCAGCCCGAGTACCGGATGAACTTCGTCCCCGACCCGAGTGGGGCGAAGGCGACGATGGCGAAGCGCACCGACGGCATGATCGCCGTTTACGACAAGCCCGAGGAGAACAAGGCCTACGCGCTGTACGCCGACGTGGCAACGGGGCGCGGCCTCGACTTCACCTGCGCCTGGGTGATCGACCTGACGAACATGAATCTCGCCGCCGAGCTACACGGGAAGATCGATCCCGACCTGGCCTCCGAGCAGCTGCACTTCCTCGGGCGCTGGTACAACACCGCTCGGCTGGCGATCGAGATGGGTGGCGGCTTCGGAGAGGCGGTAGTGATACCCCTCCGTGACGGCAAACGAGGTCGCCGCCCGTACCCCAAGCTCTACCGCCACGTCCAGGACGACCGGCCCGACTACAAGCAGAACATCACCTATGGCTTCCCGATCACGAACAAGACCAGGCCGCTGATCATCTCCCAGCTGGAACGCTCGATCCGCGAGCACGACCTCCCCCACATCCCGATGCAGACGATCCTCGAATGCAAGACCTTCGTCCGCAACGACACGATGCCCTCGCCCCGGGCAGCCGACGGCACGAACGACGATAGGGTGATGGCGCTCGCGGGGGCGCTGGAGATGTACCGGCGCTTCGGGGAGCATCCGCAGGACGTGCGAAGATCTCGGAGACGAGAGAAGCGGCAGTACCAGCCGGATTACCAGTGGAGCTAGGAAGGAGGAGTCGTGGCCGCTTTTGCACCTGATGCGGTAGCAGCTGGAGGGCCACCTCCCGGGGCGGGCGGTCCACCTCCGGGGGGAATGGCTGCGCTTGCAGCGGCCCTCGGCGCAGGCCCGGGCGGGCCGACCGACGCCGGGGGACTTCCTCCCGGCCTCTCCGAGCCTGGTGCTGGCGGTCCTGCTCCCGCTGACACGGGTGGCGGCGACACCGAGGGCAGCGATCTGCTCTCGGGGATGAACTCGACCGACCACATCCGCGCGGCGATCAAGCACCTGATGATGGCGATGACCGAGTCGGGCGACGACGAGGAGTCAGCGGGGATCGGCAAGGGCATGAACGCGCTGCACGCGCTGCTCGCGGGCAAGGCGAAGAACGCCAAGGCAGTGACGGCGGCTGGCGGCACGCCGGGTGCCTGACGAGCGCGGATCCACCGCCAAAGCGCGGACGATCGACCCGCTCGGCAGTCCGGACTTCCCAGCTGCCGACGAACTCTCGAAGGTGCTGCAGGCGGTCGAGTCCGCCGAGACGCACCACAACACCTGGGTCAACAAGATCGAGAAGCGGTACCGCGCCTACCGGGGGATCGCCGAGAAGCGGCAGGAGACCGTCCCGGCGTGGCGCTCGAAGCTGACCGTCCCCTACCTGCTCCAGATCGCCGAGGGAATGCTGGCGACGATGCAGGATCCGAAGCCAACTTGGGAGGTGACGCCGAAGCCGCTCCCCGGCGAGCCGATCGACGCCGTCAACGACCGGCTAAAGAAGTCGAAGATCGCTAGCGCGGGCCTGCAGTGGGCGATGGACGAGGACGACTTCCCGCTCAAGCAGCGCCCCTTCATGCAGCAGGATCTGATCGTCGGCGCGTCGCTGGCGAAGGTGGTCTGGGCCTACCAGACGAAGGACCAGACGCGACTGGTGCCGATGGACTTCGAGGTCACCGACGACTTCGGCACGGTCATCGACCGCTACATGGGCACCGAGGAGGTCGACCGCACCGACGTCGTCCGCGACGGCCCCTCGATGATCGTCCGGGACATGCGCGACTTCTTCTGGCCCGAGGGCGCGACCGACATGCAGTCCGCGGCCTGGGTGATCGACCGCAGCTGGGAGACCTGGGAGACGTTGAAGGCGAAGGAGCAGGCGGGCCTGTACCAGAACGTCGACGCGCTCAAGGAGGCCCGGAACAACCAGGCCGAGAAGGACTACTCAGACCGCGAGCAGCTGCTCTGGAACAAGCAGCGGAACAAGAACCTGATCGAGGTGCTGGAGTACTGGGAGAACGGCCATGTGATCACCGTCGGCGGCAGGCAAGTCGTCCTCGCCTCCCAGTTCGATCCGCTGCGGATCAAGGACAAGCCGTTCGTGATGACCTCCTCGATGCCGGACGCCTTCCAGTTCGTCGGCATGTCGATCATCGAGTCGCTGGCGCAGATCCAGGAGTACCTGTGGACGCTGCAGAACCAGCGGATCGACGCGCTCAGGCTGCTGACCAACGTGATCACCACCATCCGCTCCGATGTGGACGACCCGGACGCGTTCGAGTGGTACCCGGGCGCTCAGTGGATCGTCGAGGATCCCGGCCAGGTCGGCCAGCTACAGATCGATGCGACCGCGGCCCAGATCACGCTCGACGCCGAGGGCCTGCTGAAGGGCGACCTTCAGAACATGCTCGGCGGGCTGCCGATGGCGGGCGGGGTCAACTCGGGATCGATCGACCAGAAGACGGCGACGGGCATGAGCATCATCACCTCGATCGCGCAGAAGCTGATCCAGGCTCGGAAGCAGCAGTACTCGTGGGCGTGGGCGAAAGTCGGGCAACTCTTCCTCGGGATGATGGGGCAGATGATCCGCCAGGAGCGGGTGATCCCGCAGATCGGTTACGACGGCTCGCACGCGATGATGGTCATGCACCCGCTCGACCTCCAGGGCGAGTTCAACGTCAACATCGACGTCTCCGACGAGTCGGTGATCAAGCAGGAGCGGATTCAGGAGGCGATGGCGTTCGTGAATATGGCCGCGCCACTCGCCCAGGTCGCCGGTCTCGACGTGCAGGCGGTGCTCAAGCGCGTGCTCGAAGCCCAGGGCGTGACCGACGTCGACCGCTTCTTCGTCAACCCCTCGACGCAGCCTCAGCAAGGGATGATGGCCCCGCCGCAGACAGGCACGCCACCCGGGCAGCCGCCGCAGCTGATGCCCCCAGGCCAGGGTTCGCAGGGGATGACCAACGCCGCCCTCGCCGAGCAGATGGGTGGTAACAATGGCATGAACATGTCCCCTGATCAGTTCGCG